CCCGTACCTTTGTGGCTACAACCTTACTGCGGCCATCCTCGTAACCAAGGTCAACCTCGCCATCGTAGTAGCGTTGGGCCTTGATACGATCTTGGCTAATTTCGCCCTCAACAAAGTCCACCGCATCCGAGATTGCGCCCTGCACAATGCCTTCGATTTCGCTGCGTGATTTTGGTTTAAGTTCCATTATTGCTGGTCCTCTTCAAATGCTCGACCCGTCATTGCGCCAATAGCAGGAGCGCCCTGTCGTCCTAATAAGCCGGGCGCAGCTAGGGCAGAAGTTAAAGCGCCGCGCCCCAAAGGATTTCCATAAATTCCTTGAGAGGCAACGGTAAGTCCGAGGCCGCCGAGGATAGAAGCCTTTGGCCTGTTCTTAACTTGGTTTAAGTAAAGCATGAGCGCTGCGCGGTCAGCTGTCCCAAGATCGGCTGTTGTCAGCCCAAGCACCTCTTCTGCCTCTTGTGCAAATTTCTGCTGAACGCCTTGACCCTTCGCTGTTTTTAACTTTTTACTTGACTTATCAATGGCCTTAGAGGCTTGAGCAAGTTGTTTTGGGGTGAACACCCCTTTCTTAGCGGTTGCATTGGCAACTGCCGTTCTGACGGGAAGCAATGTTTTCCAAGCGTTTTGAACATTTCTGTATTGCTCGGCAACTTCCGAGTTTGCACTGTTCATACTGTCTCGAACTAACTTTTGAACATTAAACAATGCAGTACCCAACTCCCTTTCAGATGCTGAATTGCTTGTAGAAAAATTTATAGCCTTAGCCCCAAGGTCGGAATCTATAGTGCTTAGTTGCCTTCCCGAAACAAGCCTATCACCAGTCTTGCCAATAATATTGTTAACTATTGTTGAAAATTGCTTTGCTCCCTGATCCCCAAGCTCGTCGCTTTTTACAAGAATTTTAAGCAATTCGTCTTCAAACTCGGAGTCAAAGTTTGCTGATAATTTTGGAATTATTTTATCGTAAGCATTTGAGATTTCGCTGTTTGCAAAATCAAAAGCATCATTTCCGGTTAAATTCTTTGGAACTTTTAGGCCCGACTTCAAGATTGACAACGCTGCGCGCGTTTTGGTTCCAGACTCATTTAATACTTTTAGGGCGTTGTTTATTGCAGCTCTATTAAAGTCTGCGGTTGCCCTTACTTGTTGCTCGGCAATAACGTCTCCGGCAAAGGGGACAGACGTAAGCTTTTGCTCAAACGCGGCTGTTTTCCCACCAAACTTTTGCCCCGGGGTCAAACGAACCCCTTTCTTTTTCAGTTCGCTGGCGGCTTTATTTAATTTTGGAAAAAGAAGGTCAGACGCCTTACCTGTAACCGCGCCAACAGTTCCGCCGATAGCTGCCGACTTAGCACGCTCAGTCGCACCGCCTTCTCCAGCGCCGAAGCCGTAAAGCGCGCCCTCTAAGCCCGCAACTTTTGCCGCGCCAGTTACGCCAGCTCTAGCCAAACCAGCTCCACCCAAAAGTGCGGTTGGAAGTGAACCAACAATTTCTGCGGTTAGTGCTGTGCCGGGATTTTGCTCTGAAAACTGGTCTATAGCTTGCCGGACCTGAGCCAACTTTTCTTCATACGGCATGTCGCCCTTGCGCAAAAACGCTTCAATTTCATCAGCAAACCCAAAACTTAAACCCTGTAGCCCCGCCCGCGCCAAGCCAGCACCGTATGAGACCTCTTCAGTGTATTCGCCAGACGCGTCTATTTTGCCTTCTTTGGGTGATACTGGATTGTTTACTAAATATTGACGCACCACTGCCTCTTGCTCCGCCGCACTCATAGTGTCGGGTATGTCTCGCAGTATTGTTCCGTCCGGAAGCGTTACATCAACCATTATCTAAAACCCCCTTGTCCGTTGTTAAGGGATTGATCCCATACCCTTTCCCTACCATTGCTTGAAGAGGCTGCGCTTGCATTGCCTGAAGATGTTGAAGACGCATTAAAAACGCTCATGTCTATCTCGTATGGCTCTATAGGCTCATATCCTTGAGACCCATAAACTTGCCTAATTGCATTGTCGTGTACCCTTTTCCTTCGGTCGAACGATGCCATTTTTTGCTCAAGAAGATTTTTAATTTGGGTTGCAACAACTTCTTCATTTTGAAGAAGATCTACATCGCCACCAAGGTTTTGAATAATTCTGAGCGCGTCTTGTTCGGTCATTACTCCACCGCCAACTACCTCTAATCGAGATCGACCAATTAACCCCTGCAAGAGGCTTCCAGCCACTTTAGTATTTAGTTCCGATGGTGAAAGTTCTGTGTATTCATCTCCAAAATAACCACTAAGCAGTGTTTTTGCGTTTGCGCTAAATTGATCCGCCAAGCGGCGCAAACCCTCGTTGGTGTTCCCTATTGAGCGCATGTATTTTTCAAAAGTTTTAATGCTTGAGCGGTCTGTTGTTAATTCGTCGCTCAGTTTATTGAACTGGGTAAAGTTGGGAATGGTTTGGCCAAAAGTCGAATCCAGAACCGGAGTGTACTTTGTAATGTCTAAATTTTTACGCTCACCGCCCTCACCTAGCTGGAAGTATTGGCCGGAGGCTGGGTCAAAGTTGACCTCACCGATAATATCACCTGTTTTAGAATCTCTATAAACTCCCTTACTCTGAATGCCCTTGGGTGATTTATATTGAGCCAGATAGCTTTCAAAGGTTAAATCTGGCTTGCTGGATTTAACCTGAAGCCAGTTTTTCATGTCGGTGGTCAAGTCCACTTTGCTGCCAGTACCCATTTGCTTTAGCTGCTTTTGACGACTAAACGCCAAATCAGCAGCCTTCTCACTCTGCATAACGCTAAACGCGTCCTTAACGCCAATCGTGCGGTTTAACACAGCATCGGCTAAATCATCACGACCTTGCGCTCGAAGCATAGCAACAGTTTTGTTTCGAGACATGTCTGCTACGCGCTGAACGCCTTGCTTGCGAATATCTGCGCCAATGCGCATGTCCTTCATAATTAAAGGGTCAAGCGCCGCAGCAAAGTTTTGGAAAGGGCTAAGGCCCGTGTCCTCACTTACCGTTGTTGCTTTGTCGAATAAGCCTAGGAGACCGCCACGCGGTTGACTTGGCTGCTGCGGATTCATGACCATTTACTTATACCCCATTGCCTTGCGCTTAGCGTCCATAAACGGGCGAATGACAAGTTTAAGCGCTGGCACTTTTGCCACAATTTTTGCCACTCTTTCGCCATATTTGCTGTAAGCGTTGTAAAACCAGTTTGGTGAATAACCGATAACCCACTCGCGGAACTGCATCCATTTTGGATCATCCTCGCCGTAAACCTCACGGGCCACCCAGCACATTTGCCCTATAGTCTGCAAGTAACTAAGCAGGCCGGGGCTTTGTGATTCCGTAATTGTTTTAGCCCCGCCTTGCTGAGCAATGCCAAGCGCGCTTAGCGGTGCTTGAAGCGACTGCGCTGGCGCACCAGTGTAGCCAGCGTATTGCTGTCTGGCCGCGTCGATAAGTGCTTGCTGGATGCCCTGTTGCAACAGACCCTGCTGGGCTTGCTGCTGCTGGATTGCTTGGCTTGTGCCAAATGCCTGCTGGCCGAGTTGACCCATTTGAGACGCGGCACCAAGGCGAGCCTGACGGTCGGACATCGCAGCCTGCAACGCTTGGCTGTAGTTTTGCTGACGCTGCTGCGCTGCCATGTCGCCCGCCATGCGACCATACTCGCCAGCCATAACGCCTTCAGCAACACCTTGGCGAGACCCGCCGAATGCGTTGGCCGCAGTTGCCTGCGCGCCGAGCGTGTTCATTGCCATCTGACGTTGCCGCTCAATGTCTTGTTGTGTGCGGTCAATAACCTCGCTAGTGTACGGGTTTGCGTACGCTCCGACTTGAAGTGGAGCCTGCATTGCGCGCTGCGTACCGCCGATTGCCCCCTGCAACGCCCCAGCAGCGGCTTGGTTTACGTTGAAACCCGGCTGTGGAGCCATTGGAGCTGGCTGGTATGTTGCGTTGGGCTGTGCAGTAGGCTGCGCCGCCATTGTTGGTGCTGGAGCTGGTCCTGCCATTTTACACGCCTTTCTTTGCTGAAGATATTAAAGTTTTATACATCATGTTTATGCTAACTCGTCGCCGCCTTGAGTCTTGCCTTAGCCTCACTTGATCTCTTTTCGCTGGAAACTAATTGCCCATTAACGTAAACGCTATAACGGTCATTTTCCATAACAACGCCGTCTTTTAAGCCTTGCTGTAATTGAGACTTTTCAATGTCAGCTACTTTGCTCCGAAGAACATCTGTTGCATCATCTTTATCATAATTCCCATAACCGTTTTCTTTGAGCCATTGCTGAGCCGAATTTTTGCTTTTTGCTAGATTTAAAACCTCTGAAGTGTCAACGGTTTGGGCCAATGCGTCATCCTTGGCTTTCACAGCCGCTGCTGCCGCTAGTTCGTTTCTTCGAGAGCCTGAGCTTTCGTAATGTATTCCACCCGGCGCTCTGTCTGCTTCGAATTTCGCCAACGTGGCTGGGTCTGAGTAATCATTTACAAAGGTTGTAGGTAAGGGAGTAGTGTAACCCGGTATGGCGGTCATGCCTGTGTTTGGAAGCGATGTAAATCCAACAGGAGCAGGCTCTGGCACGGGAGTTAAGTCAGAAAACCCAAAGTTTGCGCTCCCGTAATCAGAACTAAACGCATTGGGATCAAAGTCATACCCGCCAGCTGTCGTCTTGCCTGTCATTGGGTTTGTGATAGCCATGTTTGGATCGTAAGTTGACCCACCAGACTCGGCAAAGTTTTGGCCTTGCAGACCTATTGCATATTCCGGCGCGGCGCTACTTAATATGTTATCAGCAATGTTTCCGGCAACCCCGGGAATTCCGGTGAGATTGCCGCTTAATCCACCAGTAACAAGAGAACCACCGTATGAGCCTGCGCTAGACGGGCTGTCAAAGGAAGGCTCAATATTTAGTAGACCCTTAGCCGTATCAACAATGGTGCTGTTTGCGTTGCCGAGATTGTTCATGTAAATATTGTCAGCAGCCAACTGAGCTGGATTACTCATAGACTGAGACTGATATGCAGCATACTGCTCTGGCGTCATTTGAGACTCGGCTGTGCGCGTCGGGTCAAAACTGTCAAGGCCGACTGAGTCAGCTATTATTTGGCTGTAGTCTGCTATTTCATCGTTAGTTAAAGTTGAGCCACTAGCCGTTCCAGCACCCATGCCACCAGTAGCAACACCAGCGCCAGCACCAGCGCCAGCAACACCACCTCCACCGCCAGCGCCAATCCCACCCAAATCACCCGGAGTAGACGCTACGGTGTAGTCAACTGGAGCTTGCATATTTGAGCCAGCAGCGCCTGTGAACGGGTCAATAAAGAAGCTATCTATATATTGCTTTTGACCGGGGCGGGCTTGCCCAAAGGCCTCAAGAGCTTGCTCATAAATTGGCAGAGCAGAATAACCACGCACACCGCCTGCGTATGTCGTTGGCGCTGGCATACCACCAGAAATATCTTCCATTGACATTCCGCCACCGGGCAGGCCAAAAGCGCCAGCTGCTTGTGCCGTGCCTTGAAACGCAGCTTCCTGCGAGGGAGTAAACGCAGCAACGGTTGGGCCATACTCAGGAATAAACCCCAACTTTGAGATCTTGTCAGCTTGGGTTAGATTGCGCCGAGCCGCGTCCTCAATGTACTCTGGGACTGCAACCGTTGAAGAGGTTGATCCACCTTTTCCCATTATTCAAACTCCTTAACATAGGACGTGTGCAGTGGCTTCCAACCGTGCTTCGCCAATGGTTTTTTCCAGCCAAAGCGACCAGTCATGGTTAGGGCCGCGCATCCTTGCGCTTTTGCCCACTCTATCACATCGTTGTGCATATCCAAAATTTGCTCCAATTCACCGCCGCCAAGGAACACGTTTAAAACTTTCTTTCGCGGATATACCACGATTTCAGTTACTATGCACCCCTTTGGCGTTGGCCACAACTGCATCGTACCCTTTTGCAAGCCAACAACCACATCCTCAAAGTTATGAGTGCCACCGCTGTAGCTTAAAGCTGCCTCAATCCAAGGCCTGCAGCGCGCTAGTTCTTCACTCATCCATGCAGCCTCGTTATTGCAATAGTGGACGCCGGTGCTGCGGGTGCGAACGCCGTTGCCGCAGTTGCATCAAGAAAACCGCTGGTGCTGTCAACGGCCCACATAGCTTCCAAGTAATCTCCAGCGGAAAGGTCAAGTATTGCAGATCGGCTAACCACAAGAGTTGCGCCATTTTGATGCAAAGCGTTTTTCATAGTCGAACCAGCAAGGTCAACTCCGTTGACGCGAGGCCAAAACCAGAAGTTTACAGTTGAACTGGATGTAGACGAAATCTGCGCCGAAAAGCTAACCATGTACTCGCCAGCTTCCTCGAATACCAAGCGCGAGGCTGGTGTGCCGCTAGTAATGCCATCAGATGATGATAAAGTGTACGTTAAAGCGTACGCTGTGTTTATCGCAACAGCTGTTTGGTCAGTTGTAATTGAGCCGCTGGCATTGCCGTCTTCTAACACAACCTGAACCCACGCGCCGTTTTTACTCACGACCGGATACAAGTTTTCCCTGTCCCACATCAACGTGCCATCATCGGCAGCGCTTTCGTCGCCAGTCTGCTGAACCAGCGCAGAACGGGTTTGCGAGAGGTACGACATCATGCGCCGACCCCACGTCTGCCAGTCCTTATCTCGCGGCTCTGGTGGACGGTTTTGCTGCGTCATCGACGGCCACCGCCAACAGCTTCAAGCCGATTAATGCCAACGCGCCAGTCAGATAAGCGCTGACCCTCAACGCGCATCCGCACCTGACGCCCGGTAAACCGCACCGATGTCGGGTTGCTCATGGAGTAAGGCCCGTATGACCGCTCAGTGCCATTCGGGTAAAAGCGCGTCTTAAAGACGGCATTTACGTCACCTTGCGACTTTTCATCCGGCAGAAGCTCAGTCACGCTCATAACTTGATCCCCAGCGCCAATCCGGAACGGACCCGTCTCGGCGTAAGGTGTCAGCGCACCGTAATCAAAACCAATCTCATGCTCGTAAATTTTGTAATCCGCTGGATCAGCCATCATTGGCTGGCGGAATGCGCTGCGGTCAACGCCAGCTGTGCGGGCCAGCTCGCCAATGTACCATGTGTTTTCTGTGTAGTTAAACGTCACATAGCGATTGTTTTCCGTTGATGCTGCGCTTGGGTAAAACCAAGTAATCTCGCCAAACATGGAATTAGACATGCCAAACGATTTGCTGATCTGGCCACGGTTGATGTCGTTGAAAACATAATCTGACACGTCGCAGGGCAACTCCTGAACCTGACCGCCCGTGTAAACGTAAAACGAATTAACGCCCATCCAGAATGCACCCGCATCCACAACAACGGCAGCCTGCTTTGCTGCAAGCCCGCAGGACGTGCCAACGCGCTCAATGCCGTAAACGTATGGCGGGCCAATGTAGTTAGCAACGTGGGCATCGCGTGTTGTCAAAAGCAAGGTTTGCCCGGCAACAGTCACGCCCTTCATCAATGCGCCAGACGTGTTTAGCTCAAGATCACCCGCCTCGTTTGTAGCGGCTGGCGTCCATGAATTGTTATCCTCACGGTCAGACCACTGCACCTTGCGAGGATTGCCGCCCGCGCCAAGCGCAAACAAAAAACGCTCCTCAGTTACAACGCAACCAAGATTGCTTGTCGGCGCGTTAGACAAAACCGCAGCGGGCGTGCCTGTGCCGAGCTGCCATTCGTAAATCTTGCCATCGTCCTCGTTGCACGCCAGCAAGTATTCGCCCCACGTTTCCAAATCCCAGCTGGTCGCTGGCTGAATGCGAACTGTGTCAGGCCGAGCAATGCCGTATGCGTATGCGCCAAACTCCGCGCCGCCGTAGCCTGTGAAAGATATTGCGTCCTCACGTCCAGCAGTTAAGCCAACCGGAGTAATGTCATATCGAGCGCCAGTCTCAGCCCAAGCATAAAGTTTGTTGTATGTGCCAGCGGCAATCCAGCGGCTACTGTCGTTTGTGATCCAAGTGGCCATGCCGCGTATGCTTGCGTTTGCAGCGTTGTTGTTGCGCGTGCGCCACCCGCCTACCGGGCGCATAACGCCGTCATGCCAGCGAATAAGGCTTGCATCACGCCAGCGGCCCATGCTCTGCAAGTCAGTGCCGTTGCGATAGACGCCAGCTGGAATGTTTAGATCAATTAAAGCCATTGTCGCCTCTCGGAAAACGCATTGCGGCCAATATAGCACATTGTACCAAATATGCAAAAGGCCAGCATATAGCTGGCCAGTTGCGTTATATCGTGCGAGCTATTCAGCTTCGTCTTCCGCTGGCGCTTCCAAAGAGTCAGCCAGCATCTTAACAAACGCCTCACGACCCACTGAAAGCTGATCCAAGTTAAACTGAGCATTGCCCAGCTTTCGATCTAGGTCTTGCACATGGTTAAGCATAGCCTTCTGTGCGTCAGTGAAGTCTTCGATGTTGTATTCGATGTCGTTGACAGTAATGAGGTTCTTTTCGTTTTTACTCATAACGGTCTCCTTTCAGGTTTGAGTTTAAGAGTTAGCTGCGATTGCAGCGTTTACCGCAGTCATGTCTTCTGTAGTCCAGAAGTCTTTAGCCACCATGATTTCGAGATGCTCTACGTTGCGTGACACAGTGTCAGCCCAATCAGCATCGTCCATGTCCTCTGGTTGCCCAGCGTTTAGCAAGTCAACAGAGTGACCCATTGCTGTGTAGTGCTGGGCAATCTCTTCTGCGGTTGGTGTATCCGTCATGTCTTTCTCCTTTTCTGACTGGTTACGATTAAGCGTTTTCTAGGGCAGTGATCCGTGTCTCTAGTGCAGTAATAGTTGCTTGTTGATCTTGGATTGCTTTGATGCAAAGTGATACCATATTGCCATATGCAAGAGCATCTGGTCTGCCTTCTACATCATATTGCACAAACTCTGTTAAGCCAGCATCATGGACTTCTTCTGCAATTAAACCGCCAAATACCCTGTCCCCATCATTGTTTCCTTTATAAGTAACTGGGCGAAGTGTCATAAGTTCTGATATGCCAAACGGCGCATCTTCAACACTATGCTTATACCTAATAGAGGAAGTAGACCTTCTATGTAGCCCATCGGAACGCACATTTATATTTGCGGCATCGGCAGTTGTATCATTATACACTCCCACCATTATGAATTGCCCAGATGGTGTTACACGCAATCTAGGATTACCATCCCCATCCGACAGCACGATGTTGTTGCTTGAGGTGCGGATGTCCAAGCCGCCTTGGTTGCCGTTGTAGCTGCCAAGGATGGTGTTTCCCTCGCCCGATGTTATTAACTTACCAGCGTCTTTCCCGATGTAGGTATTGAAACTTGATGTTGAAGCGTTACCAGCAGCGTCTCCAATAAATGTATTAGACCTACCAGTAGTATTACTATACCCCGCCTGATACCCCAAGGCAGTGTTGTTGCTTGCGGTGGTGTTGGAGAACAGTGCTTCACGACCCACTGCAACATTATATGCGCCTGTCGTATTGGAATATAGAGTACGATATGCGCCTACGGCAGTATTACTTTCGCCTGTTGTTGTGAATTTACCAGCCTCACGACCAACGAATAGTTGTGGCCCCGTATCGTTGTTATAACCAGCCTGATAACCAATCGCTGTAACCCCTCCGGCATTAGCATTGCTTTGCGTGTATGCAGCCTGATAACCAACAGCAGTGTTGTTGCTGGCGGTGGTGTTGGATTGTAAGGCATAATATCCAAGGGCCGTATTTGATGTACCAGAAGTGTTTTGATAAGCAGAGCCATAACCCAATGCGACATTGTTAGCAGCAGTGTTGGATTGTAAAGCATAATACCCCACAGCAGTGCTGTTGCTGGCTGTGGTGTTTGCAGCTAATGCGCTACGCCCAATAGCAATATTATTGCTAGAAGTAGTGGCGACTTCTAGAGCAGCATAACCAATAGCAATATTATCATTGCCTGTAGTAAGCGTCTGCAAAGAGAAAGGTTGAAGGGCCAAGTTTCTTACACCCGTAGTAATAGAATTACCCGCTCGATGCCCAATACCTGTGTTCCAGGAACCCGTTGTAACATCAAGCAACGCTTGGTAGCCAATGGCGGTGGTACCTGTCGCAGTGGTGTTCGCATATGCAGCTTGATACCCAACAGCAGTGTTGTTGCTGGCTGTGGTGTTGGAGTAGAGAGCCTCACGGCCAATGGCTACTGATAAAACACCTGTAGTGTTGCTATATAATGCTTGAGAGCCAAAAGCGTCTACGTTGTGCGTTGAGTTATACCCTGCTTGATAGCCTACAGCCGTTGACTTATTAGCGTCACCCGTAGACGACATACTATATAAAGTCTGATACCCAACCGCTACGTTGTTGTTGGAGGTGGTGTTTGCTTGGAGTGCATCAACACCAACCGCTACGCTGTTACTGCCTGTAGTATTGCTGTCCATAGAGTCTTTACCTACAGATACATTTAAAGTGCCTGTAGTGTTAGCCGATAATGCTAAATAACCTAACGCAGTATTAGAAGCACCTGTGGTGTTAAGGTCTAAAGCATACGTGCCTAACGCTACGTTGTTACCTCCTGTACTGTTAGTGAATAAAGCTCTATACCCAACCGCAGTGTTTTGGCTTGCGGTGGTGTTGGAGACTAGTGCAGAAGCACCCATTGCAGTATTGTACTGTCCTGTGGTTGTCAGTGCCAAGGCATTATAACCAACCGCTACATTATAAGTGTCGCCAGTGGTATTGAGGTTTTGCAGTGCGCTTCTACCAACGGCAACATTTCGTGATGCTGTTGTGTTAAGCTGTAGTGCCACATCACCTATCGCCACATTGCGAGAGCCGGTTGTATTAGTATAAGCCGCTTGATAACCCACTGCTGTGTTGCTGCTTGCGGTGGTGTTGGAGAATAGTGCATTAGATCCAACAGATGTGTTTGATTGGCCCGTGCTGTTTGTATATAAAGCGGCTGTCCCCAACGCAACATTGTTTTGACCAGAAGTGTTTGCTGTCAGTGATTGTGTACCAATAGCAGTATTACTAATGCCACTAAGTGAGCCATCATCTAAGGCTTGATTACCCAACGCCACGTTGTTTGTACCAACAGGATAGTTCCCATCAAGCTTGATCGTGCCGCCATCGACTGACACGTTGCCAGCTACAGTTAAACCGTCCGTGACGGCTGTGCCTGTTACGTCTACGCCTGTGGCAGTCGTCGCCAGCTTCGCGCTATCTGCATAAGACAACGTAGCGGCAGCAGTCTTACCGCCAATTGCATTTACAACCGAATCTAACGTATCAAGATCAGTGTTGATCTTTTCGCCCCAAGTATCCTCGGATGCGCCGACCTCTGGCTTCGTTAAGCCATATGCAGTTGTGGTTGTGTCAGCCATGTTATTCTCCTATGCGGCGTCAGCCCAAGTTTCGCTCGAAGCCGAGGCGGGTGTCCAGTCCGTTGATGTAGGGGGAACAGCCGACCAGCTTTCTGGCGTGCTGCTTGCATCTTGCCACACTTTGCTTGACGGATCAACACCAGTCCAAACTTCAGGTGTATCTGGGATTGGCTCCCACTTTTTAACAGCATTGCAAGTCGTACTCAGAAGAGTGCTAATTAAAGCACTACTCGACTGAACCCGGTTGCACGTTGCTACAGATGTTATAACGCAAACAATGTCAGCGCTGCTAATGTATATCGCCTCAGCATGGGCCGACGTGCTGCACGCAGCAGAAATCGCAGCCGCAGTTGGCCTAACGCGAACCATGTCAGAGCTGGCAGTTGACGCAGCGGCAATCGTGCCATCAGCAGTGCGGACGCGATTACACGCGGCAGACGTAGATGAAGCGCAAGCTGATGCTGCATCGCTCTCACGCACGCGCTGGGCTGCAGATGTAGCTGTGGTGGACGCTGTGCTAGATGCCGAAGCCTCACGCACTCTAACGGCCTCAGATGAGGTCGTAGATACGCCTACAACAATAGATGCGTCTAGCCTAACGCGGACCGATGCCGCTGCCGTCGTTGTTGTGATAATAATCGTGCTAGCGCCGCCAATAACAGCGCCATCCAGCCCGTAGTTATACGAGCCGTATGTAGCCCTGCCGTAGCCAGAACGATACTCAGCCATTAGTCAAGTGTAACGTCAAGATCACCAGATGGGAGCCTAAACACGTCGCCCGTGTCAATCGCCTTGCTAGTGGTCAGCGCCGCGTAAGCAATTAAGTTGCCGCCAGTAGACGCATCAAACACGCCAACGTCAGTAACCGTGCCATAAGCCGACGTAGCAACTGGCCACTCAATTGCAGCATTGTTTGAGGCAGTGTTGCCGGAAACAGTAAACGTAACAGCCTGACGCGCGTAACCGCCGCCAGATACTTCAGTTCCGCCGCCGGGGTCGGATGGCGATGCAGTGTAAAGTGCAATATGCCACTCAGTCGGGCGTGTTGCGCTGCTTGTCGTAAAAGACCAAGTTAAAACTGTGGTCTCAAATGTGTCTGAAAAACTCATGTTAATAAGCCCTTATTTTCATGCGACGGCCTGATCCGCCAAATTTAGCCTTCTCACCTGACATATTTATAGCATCAATCGCGCTTTGATACAAAGCAGCCCAAACCTGCAAGCGCGCATCATCCTTCAAGTATGGCGCGGAGTGTATGAGTGAACCATACAAGTATGCGTCAGGGAAGTATTCCAACATCCAGTTGGATGTATTGCTGTCAGTCAAAGGCTCAATGCGCGCGTTGTAATATAGTTCGGCAGTGTAAGTGCCATCAGGCGCAGGGAATATTTCAATCTCACCGGCAGTAATCGCATAGTAGGCTGGCTCGCCGCTGGTGTTCGCTCTCTTATACTTGCGGTCAAGCAACTGAAACTGGCTTATTAACTCAAGCGGACGCGTCTCGCCCGACGTAATGTAAAACCGAATAGCCTCAAGAAAGTCAGCGGGGATTGCGCTGTACTGCGTGTCAAGCTCCGCAGTGCTGCGCTTCTCCTGACGCCAGTGACGCACCTGACGCTGCATGTCAGCTTCGGCCAGCGATATAAACGTCGGCGTAACCGACGCCAAATCATCACGGTTAAGAAAATCCGTAATGGCTGATTGCAGCTCTGCGTAAGTTGTGATTGCCATTACTTATAACCTATTTGCTTTAGGTAGCTATTAAACACAAACGAAGCTTGCTCTGGGTTTTGGAATACAGACTCGTTGCCTGCTCTTTTCATAATATCAACAAACTGTGGAAACTCAGGGTGCTGCATCATAGGCGATTGCATGGCTTGACCCATAGGGCCATAACCCGCAGCACCCAAATCTATTTTTTTATCCAAAAATTCTTCAGTCATTGCGCCGGGGGCGTATCCTGTAGATGCGGAATATAATCTAGGATCTCCTTGATTAGACATAGCATTGGCGGCGCCACGATTAGCTTCTTGGACTCTTGCAGAATAAATCGCATCATTGCGTGCCACTTGAGAAGCGCGATTACGGTTTGCCATTTCCATATTAGAAAGCTGACTGCCTAAACTCGGTGCCATCTGTGCAGCACGATTACGGTTTGCCATTTCCATATCAGAAAGCTGACTACCCAAACCCGGAGCCATCTGTGCAGAACGATTACGGTTTGCCATTTCCATATCAGAAAGCTGACTGCCCAAACCAGTTTGCAACAAACCAGGCTGGGCCATAGGAGCGCCGCCGGGCATAGCACCCGTTGCAGAAGCCATAGACTGCGCAGCCTCTTGCTCCGCTACACTGCCAGCAGCATTCAATCCACCGCCGTCAAACAGGTCAACGTACCAAGGAACATACTCGCGTGTTTGCTCATTAAAGTAACCGGGCAAACTATCTTTGTTTGTAATGCCCATCATCTCATCGCCAATTGCGCCAGCTTGTGCAGCGCGGCGCGTGCCAAGCAAAGACTGTATGCCGCCAAGGCCAAGCTCTTTGCTGCGCTTTGACGATAAGTCGCCTAAGAAATCAAAAATACCCATAACTTATTTTCCGTATTTTTTGGCAAGGCATCCGCCTGCACGTTTACACGCTGCGGGGGTGGGGCAACCTTTACATGGTTTCATATCATTATCCTCTAGCTTTTTTTTTGCACATTAGCACAGTTTAATTAATAATACCACGCAGGCTGCATATCACACATCTTCAATGTCCGCTAGAACCTTCTCCATACGCGCATTTAGCTTCCAATGGCCAGCGCGCCACCTTGCTGCGTGCTGAGCGTCCTCCAAACTTAAACCTCGACCAATATAAGTTTTAATCCACTGGTTCATGCGGATATTTTTCATTTTAGGTGACAGCTTGTGGAACGGAACTGGCTTCATGCAATACCCTTCAAATTGCGTTTAATAGATTGCTTCCAACTTGACATCGCGCCAGATAACGCAGTTGCAGCGTCGCTGGCCATTGTCAAACAGAGCGCATCCGCAAGGTCAGGCGACCTTAGCCCACGCTTGCGCATCTCATCCTTACTCTCAGCCTTCATTTTGCCTGACGATGTGAAGCTGTATCTAATCGCAGTCAGCTCCGCGAGAAGCTGGTCGTTGTTTGGCAGCTTGCACGACCTATCCTCAAGCCAACCCTTTGTCTTAAACCAAAGCTCGCTGCGCAAATTCATGTGCGTCTTGCCCATAGCAGGAGCCTCGCCCACGTTAATGCCCCTAACCGGCGCACCAAGCTCACGCAGCCTATCAACCACACCACCGCCAACTCCAATGCTGTCAACCAATATCTCGCTAGGCCGCATAGAAGGCGATAAGCCTTCGTATTCGGCCATAACGCGCCCAACAGTTTGCATCAAATCCAAACCCTGCCAGCTGGTAATCTCAGTCACAACATTGCCATACCGCTTACACAGCGCAGTCTTGTCCGAACCAAAGCGCGCAACGTCCAAGCCCCAAATAGGCTTAACGTCAGGCGTCACCTCAACGTCACGATGTATCGCGCTTTCAACCAAGTGAAACGGAATGATCGTGTCGTCATCCGCCATAGGAAACTCGCCAAGCACACGAATGCGAAAGGCATTGCTGTCCTCGCCATACCTTGCGCGCATCTCGTCAACAAACTCGTCAGACACAAGCGGACTATCAACGCACGACCAACGCCGTGTCCACCAGCTGTTCGCCATCCTCGTCTGACTTTCGTAAAACGTGCCAGACGAGCGCGTTGGGTTGCTCAGCAAAATCGTAGTCGCGGCGTGGCCAGACATCGAACCAGCAGCAGCCTCAAACACCTTCTCAGGCACACCAGAAGCCTCGTCCACAACCAACAGCACATTCTCCGAGTGAACTCCAGCCAACGCTTCCGGCGTCTCCGCACGGCTCGTCCTAGCCGAAATGAAAGCCTCGCTCGGAGCCGCGTTCAACTCAACACGGTCAGACTTAACCGTAAGCAACACCTTCAACTGAGGCGGCAGCTCGTTAATCCAACGCTTCAGCTCGGCAAACAAAGCATCAAACAGCTGGCCACTGGTCGGCGCCGTGACAACAACCTTATTCGGAAAACGCAGCAAAACAAACCACAGCATAATCCAACTAGCCGACGTGGACTTACCCGTGCCGTGGCCACTGCGGATGCTAACCTTGCGCTCACCGTCTGCAACAGCCCGCAGAAACTCAGCCTGATAATCGTGCGGAGTCGCGCCCAACACCTCCTGCACAAACAACGCAGGGTCGTCGCGGTAACGCAGCACAAACTCTTCTAGCGGATTATCATTGCTCATCGGTGACATCCTCGTAATCCGCGTCAATTGCCATCGCCTCACGCTGGCGGTCCTCAGCATCAATCTGAGCTAAGTCAGCATTAACCTTGCGCAGCGCGTCCAAGTGCATGTCGCTCACGCTAATCGTAACATTGGTCTGAGGCCGATTGCCGTAACGCTCCTGATTATACGAGCCAGCCATAAACTTGCGCCACTGCACCTTCTCACGCGTGGCAGCAATCTCCTGCGTTGAGCTGCCGCCATCTAGCGCGTCAACCATCTCCAAGCCCTGCTCAACCAGCGCGTCAGCCGCCTCCTGCCGAGCCTTGTTTATCACGGCAGTATATTCTGGCACCTTGTGCAGTGCCGTGCTGACGTAACCCCTGCTGCACTCGTAATGGGTCGCAAGTTGCGCCATTGTGCCACCAGAAGAAAAATATTCGAACAGATACTCTGCGCCGCCTTGCTTGGTGACATCGGACAGTATTCGCTTTTGTAACGCCTTGCCTGCCATTTGATAAACTCCCATTTTTTATAATTTTACGCTGGGTGGCATGTGATTGGCAAGGGGGTACGGGGGGGTGGCACCCGTGTGTGTGGATTGTATAATAATAACACTACCCGGCAAATGCTTGACCGGGGGGGGTCATTTGACATTCACCATCCTGAATATAAGCGAACACTTGTTTAACATGTTAAGCATTGAGGTACATAGATACCCCAAGCTGCGCGCATTGCATTGCGCCTAACCTGCGCCGCACATGTGCCACACTTTTGCCTCATTCCAGATATTGCAATTGAACGCTTGTTCAATTACGCGGGCGCGCCTCTGCGCTGCGGTGTTAAGGTGTGTTGCGTGTAGGTAAATCAGTTTGTGACGTAACGTCACTATTGCATTGCACATATGCTATATATATACATAGGGTACAAACACACAACATGGAGCGAATCAAAATGAAAACTTATCACGCATCAAACTTTACAGGCGAAACAACATTTACTGCGACATTGTACGACTATGAGAACGGCACATGCTCCGAATTGATACAGGTCAGCACGTCAATGGGAATGAAAACTATTTCCGAAGCTGATTTTCCAACGGCAAATTTGGGCAATGCTAAAAAAGACAGTTATTTAAAATGTGCTTTGGCCTCTGTCGTTTACAAGAATAAACATTTGACTTGACCTTATAGGGCAGGCCCACGCGGCCTGTCTCAATAAGACCAAGACCACAACACAAACACAAACAAGGAGACAATCAAATGCAAATCAAACCAATCGCATCAAACATGACAGAGCTGCAAATCTTGGGCATGTCTATTCTTTTCTCTTATCAAACTCCGGTTGCCGGATGGGACGACAAAGGCGCATTCCGTACAGAACAAAAGTTTAGTGCCACGACATCAAAGCACATTAACAAGTATCTTGGCGGTAAAGATGTTGGTCGCACCGTTCCCCAATCATATATCACCGGGCTTGTTGACTTTGCAGAGGATACAACAATGGAGGCATTGATAGCATGACACGTCGCCAAGAGAAGCAAATCTGCCAGCAAGTCAAGGCCGCTTTAATTCAGATTGTATTAGGCTTTGCCGCTGGGCTTATCATCGGCGCGGTATTAGCGCTCAATCTGTAAAGAGTAACAACACAACGCAACAAAAAGCCCGGCCACCGCGCCGGGCTTTTTTAATGCACGGTTTCACCCTCTGGGCTGCTCATTTCATGCAATTCAATTAGGGTTTCAGCCAGCCCTTGAAGCATCCGCTCGACTGGTACGCCAGCAGAAAGCTGCTCTTCAATGTGGTCAATCAGCTCACCTGTCACAATCTCTTGCGTCTCTGTATCCTCGCAATTGAGCATCATACGAAAATCAATCTGGAATGACATAGGCCCGGCCCTTTAAATATGCCCGGCGCATGGGTTGGGACAAGCGCCGGGCCAGTTTGGGCGCGACCTTGGGAGGAACGACGCGCCGTGCGCATTTATAGCCACACACAAGCCCAAAGCGCAAGTTTATGCGTCTTTGCCCGGTCTATCATCCTCCCCCGTCCCACGCTCCTCGTATGCAATGAGAAACATAAGGCAGCACGCTGCGTGCCATAGGTGTGATACTTGCGTCTCACCATCAAGCCCATCAAATGCAAAATTGCGCGTCGCAGTCTTTCCACCCCACCAAGCCCAGAGATGACGCATAAGCGCGCCAAACACGCGGCCCCATCTCATACCCTTCTCCCAATTGCGTGCAGCGTATTTATCTGCGCCAAAGCCCAGCACTCGCGCCGTGCCAAATATAAACTCCGGCGCAACCAACTCGATTGGCTCTTTGCCTTCGTCATTTTTTTTTGCGTCGTTCATCCCCACCATTCTCCATATCAAACTTGCGCCGCAATATTGCATCACGCTCGGTTGCATTCCATCGCGGCAATGTCGGATCAAACCTGCGCCGATTGGCGAAGCCCTCAAGCTCTGCCAAATCCCGGCAAGCGTCAAGCCTCGATTTAAACCCCTGCAGCCGCTCCACCCCTTTGTGATAGCCTACAGGACGGACAATTGCCTCGCCCTTCTCAATCTTATGTCTGACCCATTTAGCCCAATCATATCCCATATATTAAACCTCACGTTTCTCGGTGTATGAATGTATTATTAATGTGTCTTTCAGACACATTCATACATTCATACAAAATACGCCCATTGTATGAATTACTGTATTAATTTGTATTAATTGTACTAAACACACCACCAAACCCCTTGTTTATATGGCTCAGCAATTAATACACATTTAATACACCCACCCCAAACCGCTCAAACCATATTTTCTGCCGCGTACAGACAAAGCAAGGCCGCTTCTGCCCTTCCATCGTGCTTGGCCAGCTTGAACAAGTCACTTTCTTGCGGAAAGCGATCCATTGCAATCGCTCGGCTGGCGTTTTTATCTGACCCAATAAGCCCAAAATATTTCTTCCATTTTGCTGGCGTCACATATTGCACCGGCAGTTTGTTTGCCGCGACTGCCATTTGCAATTGCCCAAAGCCTTGGCCGAAGCGAAAGACTGCGCTTGAGTTTTGGCCGGGTCTGGACGCGACTTGCTCAATTATGCACATGCACTTTTCGTCGGCCTCGTTTTCGAACACGTCCAGCAGGGAATGCAGATTTAAAATTGACTTACCTTTTGGATTTTTCATTACCGGCATATCATGAACCTCAAGCCTACCCGTGTCGGTCCAATATAACGCGACTGCCCCGGTGAAGCCCGGATCGCATCCGTATATGAGCATCAATCAGCCCTCGGCTGCTGTACATGCTCCACAATTGTTGCCGCCTTTTCCAGTGCTGCGCTCCGGCAGAACGCGCTAAAAGATAGCCCTGACCTGCGCGCGGCTTCTGTAATTATGCGGTCATATTCTTCCGCGAAATTGATTAGGCGCTTCTTATCCGACATGGCTTTAACTCCTCTTGTGTCTGTTTTCTTTATATATGTTTAAAATATAGGGAGCCAGTGAAAAATATACTTGCGCATGTGTTTTTTATATGCAAATACTGGTGGCACAACACAAACATGGAGTTTAACAAATGACAAACGATACCAAACCCACCGCAGAGCAAGTTAAATTTTGGGAAGGCGTCAAGCAAAATATGCTTGACCGCGCTGATGTTGCCTCACATTTCACCGATTTGGAACGCAGTAGTTTGCGCGAATTGGGCTGGGCGTCAATGTGCATTGGCGAGTCACGTTATGCCTTAAAGCACGCAAAATCGCAAAAAGATTTAAACAATTTATTTTCCGTTGACCATTTCGGACAAGTCATAGTCGCAAATCACATCTTGGTTGAGGAGAATTGTTGGGGCAAGTCAGAAAACGATGACAAGCGCCAGATTGGAAAGTTGTGCGCTGAATTGGCCTTGGCTATTCAGGATGATTTAAGCGAGGATGGGGATAATTTATCCATCACTAATATAAAACGCTTTAGCCACCTTTGGTCCCTCATCCATAACCTTGAGCGCACCAAGCCAAACAGTCACCAAATGGAGCGCTTTGCCGAGCATGGCATCACATGGGAGGGCGAAGTCGATGAGCATTAAAATTGGATTGCCCGACGTTACGTTTAATGCTTTGTGCAGGATCACAGAGATTGACCGCGAGTTTATTGGCTCGCCGGATTATATGGGTGTGGCTCAGTTCTGGGACTGGTCACACCCGCAGAACACGCGATTGAGCCGTGCATCTGTTTCAGCCAGGCGCAAGATACACGCAGCGCTTGTGAGGGATGGGCTTGACTTGAATGGCGACACAGGCATTCACCGCTCAATCATTAGCATTGTGCTAGAGAAAGAGGAGCAAGGGTTATGAATGAACGCCAGAAGCAAATTGCCGAATGCACCAAGGATTTCTTGGTTTCCCTTCCTAACAACATGGAGGGCATCGACTTAGGCGCTGTCGTCTGCACGATATTCGAGGGATTCGATCTTGACCATGAAGAACGCGCTCAAATTTGCGAGGGTGTCGTAGATGTCATGCTTGAGGTTGAAATGCGCCGCGATGAGCGCGCAGCTCAAGCCGCTGACGCTGTGCTTGCGCGAGCTGCTGCGAAGGCTCGCAAGTGATTTGGTCTGAGCATCTGCCGACGTTTTTGATGCAAATGTTCGGCCCCGTTTTGCATTTGCGGGAAGCTCAAACCAATAGTGTGCCGGAGCCTTTCGGGGGTTGGGTTCCGGCACACCCGGATCAAGAACCGCCATTTTAGATAGGACACGCCATGCTCGTACACCTAACGCAAAAAGAGGTTGCGCAATGCAATCAAGCCGCAGCAATGCGCTGGCAATTGGCCCGAGCATCTGGCGTGGCCAATCAGCGCCGGGACAAGGGTAGGTCAGACGCTGACTTGGATTTGCTGGGCGTAAAGGCAGAGCTTGCCGTGTCGAAGGTGTTTGATCTCGACCACATCCACGCCATAGGCGTAGATGATGGCCGAGACGTATGGCTGGATAATATCTCTGTAGATGTGAAGGCCACGTTTTACGCCACAGGGCGGCTGCTGTTTAAGAAGCGCGAGGCATTCAAGGCTGACTGCTCTGTTCTGGTGTGCCAGCAAGCGCCTGACCGGATGCACGTTGTGGGCTACATACCCCGCACGCATTTTTTAGATCAGGCTTATGAGATTGACCTTGGCCACGGCAAAGGCTGGGCAATGGATCAGGAAAATCTGTTGCCACTTGAAAAACTTTGGGCGACTGCCCGCAGCATTAAATTGAAGGAAGCAAAATGAACAAGATCATCATAACAAACGCGCACGCACATGGCTTTGCATTTGCCTGCGATACCGAAACACAAGGGCAGGTTTTTATCCCGGTTCACATCGCTGACGGCTTTGACCTTGCGCCGGGCGATGAAATAGAGGCTGTGCTTGTGCCTAACTATCAAGACAAGTCAGACAAAGGCACGCCCTGGCAGGCTGTGAAGTTGCAGCGCAGTAATGAAGTTTGCGAAAAAGAAATCATAGATAATTCGCAAACATTAAATAATGAAGCGTTGGACGCAGAAATTATGCGTTATATTCTTGCTGGCGGGTATCACACCACAGCAGAGCTGGCGGATTATTTTGAGCTTGACCACAAAACAGCAGGAAATGCGGCTCAGCGCTTGTTTAACTCCGGCAAGATTGCCAAGGCAGACGTGTTTAATCGCGTAGGCCAGAAAAGGCCAACAATGATATTGTGGGCCGCTGCGGCTAAAACATTTATTGAGGTGGTGTGATGAGTATATTTCTGAACCCAAAGCAGATTGGAATTGGTCCGGGCAACTGCGAACATGAAACCATTAGTATAAACGGAACCCACTCAAGCCAAGGTGTTGAGTTCTATGATGATGCAAGAAATTTCTCATACAACAGTCAAGTAACGATCTATCGAGGCGAGTCTCCGATTATCTGGCTAAAGGGTATGGTGGTAAACAATTTGATCTGGTCAATAATTGATGGATCGTCCGATACCCACTTGAAGGCTCTTGGCGCTGGGATCAAGGAGGAGATTGAGCGGAGAGCCAGACAGACACGGACAAAGCCCTGACATGTCCAGCCTGTCCGTTAAGGGGGTAACAACTTCACGAAGCCATTACCCCCTTAACAAAATAGAACTTCTAAAAAATAAAAGAAGTTCCCCCATTAATTTACTATTGCATATATAAAGCATATATGCGAACAATGAGGAAACGGAGGAAAACATGACAATTATTAAATCGGAAGACATGTCGAACGAAGAGTATCACGCGCATCATGCGTTTGGCTCGACTTCAATTAAGACCGCAGCAAACAAAAGTATTGCGCATTTGTTCGGCGGTGAGCGTAAGGAAAGCCCGGCATTTGCATTGGGCAGCGCGGTTCACGCCTACTTGCTGGAGCCAGAGAAGGAGCTGGTTGTGCGTGGTCCTGAGACCCGGCGCGGCAAGGCATGGTCTGACTTGAAAGATGAGTGCGATGCTGCTGGCAAGATATTGCTCACTGAGGCTGATTATGATCTGGCAAACAAAATGGCAGATGCCTGCCTAAAGAACCGCATGGCAAATCATTTGCTCACAAATCCTGACATGCTGGCCGAGGCTTCATTCTTCGCCACTGACCCAGACATTGACATTGACCTAAAGACGCGCCCAGATGGCCTCCTGCGCAACGCAGGCATTGTACTGGACATCAAAACGACACAAGACGCATCACCACGAGGTTTTGAGCGTTCTGTGCGTCAGTTCGGATATGATTTGCAGGCTGCATTTTACATGCACGTCTTGAAACTGAACGGCATTCGTGTGGAGAACTTTATCTTCATCTGCATCGAAAAGGACGCGCCGCACTGCACTGCGTGCCATGAGCTTTCGGAGATGTATTTGCGCCACGCTCACAACCGTATGCTTTCTGCATTGGTTGACATAAAGCAGGCGATTGAGACTGAGGAATATGTCACGAATTGGCCTGACTTAAACACGATCCACTTGCCAGCATGGATGGACAGTGAAGAAGCGTTTTAACCTATCCCGGTGCAGGGGTGCTGCACAACATTGAGAGGAGTTGCAAAATGCAACACATGATTACAGAAGTCGTCGCACGTTACCCGCGTCTAAATTCCACTTACAAGTTCGATACTTACGAGAACAAGTCAGTGAAATGCGATGCGTTTGATGACGGCGCAGCATACGAAATGAGCTTCGTAATGTCCGATGAGAAGGCAAAGGAGCTTCATCGTATCTGTATGGAGGCATATTCTAACGCTGCGGCGTTGGATACAAAACGCAAATGGCCAGAGAAGCCATCAATGCTTCCATACAAACGCAATGACGATGGCGAAGTCGTCGGCAAGTGCAAGCTGAAAGGTGCTTATGGCGGTGACAAGACACAGCCACCAAAGCAAGTTGATGCTCAGCGCAATAAGTTGCCGGATGATTTCATGCTGACCAGCGGAAGCAAGGTCAACGTGGCCGTGGTTGTTGTGCCATACAATACAGGTAGCCTGAATGGCGTGTCGCTTAGGCTGCGTGCTGTGCAGGTCTTGGAGCTTGCAGAGATGCAAGGTTCCGATGATCCGTTCGATTCTGTGTCTGGCGGGTTTACTGCAAAAGCACCAGAGAACGGTGTGCCAATGGCAAGTGATCCATTTGCAATGCCTGTATCCACACCATCGCCAGCAGCACATGCTGGCCTTGACGACGAAATCCCGTTTTAAATAAATCAGAAAAGGAAACTACAATGGAAGTTACTATCGTTCAAAACATGCCTATCCCAAGAGCCAAAAATGGCCGAGCAGGCTCCGGATCAAGATATAATGCAATAATTGACCAAGTGTCGGCTGGTGATTGCGTGCAGTTCAAGGAAAGGGGCCAGCAGCGTTATTTTTGGGGTCTTCTTCGTAGGCGAGGAGTGTCATCGACAACTAGGAAGCATGATGGCATGTACTGCGTTTGGATCACAGCATGAGTGAAATGTTTTATGCAACTCCAAACCAGATGTATAGGATCAACAAGCTCACACATCAATTGAGCGGTGTTGAAGGTGTACCATCTGTGTCTATGCCCATATCAAAGTCGGACGCTAATAATCTGATACAGGATATGGTTAAGGTCGGGAAGCTCATAGGCGACTCAGATACCGAAGAGCCTAAAAGGGTTAAGAGGTTGAAGAAGGCGAAGTCAAATAGAGATGACCAAATAAAGGTTATAAAAATCTCTATTTAAAAAAAGTGTGGCCCGACACTTACATGCCGGGCCACACAATATCATAAGAAACCCACCACAATGAAAAGGCGATAAGCAAATGTTATCCGATCAGAACAGAGAAAGCAAGTTTCCAGCCGCTCGCTGGTCGGAGTTTGGCAACACAATCATACGCAACCTTGAGCTGAAAAAGACTGCTCAGGGCGAGTATCATGGACCATGCCCATCCTGCGCTGGCACAGACAGGTTTTGGATTAAAGAGTTTCAAGGCGAGGTCATGGTTCATTGCCGCAAGTGCAATGACTATAAGGCCATCAAGGACAGGCTGCGCGATATGTCATTGTGGCCACAGCCCGGACATACGCCTACACTGGAGGTAGCAAGAGTTGACATTGATTGGCCAGAGCGTGACGCTATGAGCGACCACCCGTACCTCGAAAAGAAAAAGATAAAACTACACAACGCCAAGATTGACGGCGACACGCTAACCATCCCAATCATTGACGTGAAGGGCAGGCGCGTTGGCGCGCAGTTTATTGATGCTGACGGCAAGAAAAAGTTTTCCTACCAGCTGCCCGTGATTGGCAACTTTAGCGTGATTGGCGGCCCCATTCGTGAGTTTGCATATGTTGCAGAGGGCTGGGCAACAGCCGCGACTGTGCATGAGGCCACGGGCAAGCCATGCGTGTTCGCTCTAAATGCAGGCAACATTTTGGCCGTGATTGACAACCTGCAACAAGCCAAGCCAGAGGCAGAGCTTGTGATTGCTGGCGACAATGACGATGCCGGGCGCAAGGAGTGCGAGCGCGCATTCTCTGAGCTGGGCGTTGAGTACATCCTGCCCGACATGGAGGGTTGGGATTACTCGGACGTGTGGGTGAACCAAGGTCCGGCAGCGGCGAAGAAAGCATTGACCGTGCAGAGCGTCATGGATCAAATCTTCATGCCGGACGAGGCCATTCCTCAGCTCAGCCGCAACTATCTCGTGAAGGGCTGGCTTGGCGAGGGTCAAATGTCTGTAATTTACGGACCATCAAATGTGGGCAAATCGTTCTTCGCCCTTGATCTTGCATGGCACATTGCTTGCGGTGAGGAGTGGAATGGCCACAAGGTTATTGGCGGCTCTGTTTTATACCTCGCAACCGAGGGCGGCATGGCGTTCCACAATCGCGTTGTCGCGCTGAAGAAAAAATACCCAGAGCATAAGAATGTGAAGCTGGCTGTGCGCCCGGCCCCGGTCAACTTGCTTGACGGCGAAGTTGACATGGCCGTGCTTGAGAAGCTGTGCCGTGAGGTGTCGAAGAAACACGGTCAGGTGAAGTGCATATTTGTTGACACGCTCAGCCGCTCAATGGCTGGCGGCAATGAAAACTCGCCAGAGGACATGACAAAGTTTATAGGCAACTGCGATAAGCTGCGCGAGATTACAAGCGCACACCTGGACGTGGTTCACCACTCCGGCAAGGATAAAGCCGCTGGCGCGCGTGGCCACTCAAGTCTACGCGCTGCGACCGACACAGAGATTGAGCTTGATTACGATGAGAACACTGGCCTGCGCACGGCAAAGGCCACGAAACAGCGTGACATGGAAACGGGCGTTATATTCCAGTTTAAGTTGAACGTCATCGAGCTTGGCGTTGATGAGGACGGTGACAGCGTTACGACTTGTACCGTTGTGCAGGCTACTGAGAGCGAGATTGAAGAGGCCAACAAGCCACGCATCAAGGGCAAGAACCAAGTCCTAATCCGCAAGGTATTCACGCAGCTGCGCGGTGAGGGCGTCGGGCAACCAAACCCCGGAGGGGTTGGGTGGCCAGAGCCGAGAACATATTGGGTTATCTCTGAAGAGACGCTGAAAGACCACTTCATCGGCAAGGTGTCCTCAGCCGCAAATCCGCGCTCAACATATAAGCAAGCTGTAGACGCGCTTATTGGCGCTGGTCACATGGTCATAAACGATGGCCATGTGTGGTTCGCTGACAACGAAGGCAAATGCAAGAACGTATAAGGAGGAAAACTATGGAAGATTGGATTAACTGCCCTGAGTGCGATGGCGAGGGCGAAGTTGAGCGCGATGTTTGGGTTCGTCAAAGCTCAACTTGGCATGGCGACTTTGGAAGCCACATGGAAGAATGCGAAGTCTGCAATGGCGTAGGCCAGATAGACCCCTTGGAGGATTACCAGTGAAATACGATCCAGATGCGCTCACCCGCCACGTCCTTGACTGCGCTCAGCAAGGCATGTCACAGATTGAAACCGCAGAATTGCTACGGGTATCGCCATCAACAATAGCTCGCATATGTTCGGCAGCAAACATAAAACTTGAAAGGAAAAAACGTGAGTACGGACCAAACTCAGATCATTATAAAAAGGCTGGAGCGCAACAACAGCATAATGCTGACGGAGCAGAAGACGGCGATGAGGCCAAACTTAAAGCAGCGGCTGGAAGAGCAGCAAGCGCTAATCGACGTGCTAAAGCGCGAGATGCAAAAGACGCAGCCGAGCGATTGAGGGCCAAGCTGGAGGGCGTTACCGATAAGCATGAGCGCTACGAGATCACATACGGCCACTGCCTGTGGGAGTTTGAAAATCTCATGTACCGCCAACGCAAACGTGAAGCTCTGCCATCTGGCCCGCGTAGGCCGACAACTATGGCCCCATCTATGCAGCGCGCAGCCGATGCAAGCAAACAGCACAGCATTGACCAAGGCAATCGCCTGTTTTCTTTGATCCCATATGACCAGCGTGTGACGGCAGCAGAAGCGGCTGAGCTGCTGGGTGACAGCGTGCCGCGCACATCAAGCTATCTCAAGAAAATGTGGCAAGCGAACAAGGTTTACCGCGTGCGTGATTTTGTTGAGGTGCCGGGTTACACAAAACGCCAATGGCGCTGGGTATTTAGCAAGCAACCTATTCAGCCGTTGAATAACTGCTTTGAGGATGACGAGTGATGATTGACGAAGAGGTGGAGCGTAAAATTCACATCGCCGGACTTGTAGGAGCCATCTTTGGCTTTGCAAGCGGCGCTGGCTTGATGGCGCTGGTGGGCATTATATTTTGAAGTCGTGTGGGTGGCGTGATGTTGGCACATTCGGTAACGCACAACCAATAAACAACGGTTACGGTTGAGCCACCCACTCAGACTTTTTAATCAACCGTACACCAACCCACAAGCGATTATTTGAAGCTGTCGAATGTTTTTTGCATTGATTGCTTTTCATCCATAAATTCTTCTGGCGAAATGTATGTTGTCACAGAAGTCAGCTCATCACCTCGGCGGAAGATCACAGCGCCTAATTCAATGGATACAAACGCAAACACGTCTGACACATCTACATTCTTTTTGGGCGTGTGGAATGCGTAACTTCTGCTGGTTTTATGCGTCTTGCTGGCCGTCTTAACCTGTAAGGTCAACGTCTGTGTATCCGTCTGTATATACGCATCGTGATCTTTGATCTGGCAGAGCGTGCAGATGTAGCCAGCCAGCGACAGGTAGGCGAGGGCTAAATGCTCTCCGGCCCTACCTACCGCCGCGCTGGCTTTTTGATCTTGCTTCGCCACTTAGCTAACTTAGCTAAACTAAGCCATGAGCCAAGTGTGGATTTTCTTGCTTTGGTTGCTTCGATCATCCAGACCGTGATAGCCGCCGTTCACACGCTTGGTTATGCGCTTGATAGCATCATCCGTCACGCCCTCGTCAGCGATGGCAAACAATCCATTCTTATTGAAGAACCACAGCGCAGTCTCGAAGGCATATTCGTTAGCCACCAAGTCTGGGTCTGTCATAACCTTTGGCATGCCCATATCGGACGCAAACGCCCGATAATTATTCCGCCCGGTCAACTGAAGAAATCCTCGACCAATGTACAGGCTGGCCTGCGCTTCATTCTCATTGCCCATGCGGCCAGCGTAAACCTTGCCAGCAAGCCCGGTTGGGTTTTTGGCATACGGCTCTGCATCGGCAACGGTTGGGAAACGCGAAGGCCAGACAGCTTGGATGCGTTCTGGCGTGCTGTAATACAGGCTTTCACGGGTTCGCTTGAAGCCACCACTCTCATGAGATGCCTGACCCATCAAGTGTGCGCCACGCGCCGGGGATAGGTTGAAGTGCTTTGCGA